TTTTCAACATTTACAAATAAATCTCTACTCGTTGGATACCTCGGGTGTTGGTTCTAATCTATCACTGTCACGGAAGAATCCGTATACAGTAGTAACGAAACCGACAATAGTAAGTCCAGCCTCCCAAATGATATCCAAATTCTCACTAATGTACTGAATGGCATCTGTCATGGTGGTAACTCCGAAGAATACCAATACCGAACCAAGTCCAGTCAGAATGTGACGAATCAAACTTTTAGTTTTACTGTTCATAGTTATACCTTTTTAATTAAATTAAGATAATACTGCGTAATCGTACTTAATGTTCAATTCAATCATCTTCGCATCTTCAGATGACCAGTCCATACTACCCCAATTCGCGCTACTAATAAACGCGCCTGAAATAGACCAAGTTTCCACGGGAACACCTTTTGGGTCAAGAACTTCAATTTTGATATCACGCTTATATCCACTACCTGCTGGGAATGCATATCCATCAATACCAGTCTCGCTATTGTGATGGAAATCACGTATCCAATTGTGAACTTCTGCAGCGCCGGATGGTGTAATCGGGTCATAAAGTGTAACCGAAATATCCTGCCAACGTGACTTACCCTTGACTTTGAAATCAACATTGATATAGTCAATAATAATCTCACCCTGTTCCAAACTCGGCAAAGCCGAAGTCTTAATCATATAGACAGGAATGTTGTTCATATGTAATTTGTACCGAAAATTAACCTTCGGTTCAAATGGTGTAAACATCATAATTCATTTCCTCTTTTATAATAAATAGAATGGAGAGGGAAAATTTCCCCCTCCAAGTCCGTTTTTTTATTGGTCATTATCAATCGGGAATGCTGCCCCAGTAGGTAATACCAAAAAGTCAACAATGATAAATTCAGCGGTCTTTGCTGGCTTCAGATAAATCTGCGCCCTCATCTCGTTTCTGTCAATCACATCAGGCGTATTGTTACGTTCGTCGATTATAATACGGTAATCGTAAATACCCTGCTTTTGTACTGCCTCGTCGAAGAATGGTTTTGTTATGTTTATAAAATTCGCACGAGTCTCGGCGGTATTCTGTTCAAACACAAGGTACTTCGAAGTATTGGCAACGTGCCGTTTTGCTGCAATCAAAAGTCTACGAACATTGATACGGTCAAGAGCGGAACGTTTCTTCTGAAGTGTCTTCTGACCCCATACAACCGGCCCATTCTGTGGGAATGTTGCGATTGGGTTTACATTCTTATTATAAAGTGCGTCTCTGTCATTGATAGTCAAAGTACGTTCTGCTTGTACAACCATGTCCAAACCACCACGATTCAAACCTGCGGGTGCGAACCACTTCTCACTCACATAGTCATTGAACGCGAATACACCTGCGACTTGTGTGGATGCCGGAACCCAGTAGTTTCCACCAAGGTCTGCATCTGTAACTTGTACCCAAGGCCAGTAGAATGCTGCGTAATTAGTATTACGACCATCTGCTGCTTGGATTGCAGCGCTTGCACCTTGGTTGTATGAAGTCGGGTCAAGTACAAGGAATGCATCTCCACGGTCTTCAACCATTGTAATCGCACGAGTGACGATTTCTCGGTGTTGGTCTGCTATGATTCCAGGTATAAACAACAAGTCATAATCGTATTGGTCTTTGTTACTCAAAATATCCAATGCATTAAGATATGCGTTATATCCACCAGATTTATCATCGTCAAGATTATAACCTTGTGTATTGGCTCGTGTTATCTTTGTGTACATATAACGTTCTGATTCGTCTGGGTCATCGACTCCACCTCCAAAAAATCCCCAAGTTTCTGCGGGTAGAGAACCAGTGTATTCCGCTTTATAACCCAATTCATTATCTCTGATATAGTTCATTGTGGTCTTGAATACATTTGATACACGAACAAACCGTGAACGGTTGGGGTAATTACCCTTCATCTGAATAGTAGTTACTGCTGCTGCGTCTGCAACCAACTCGGCGTTTTGGTCTCCAACGATTTTAACAATATAGTTGGGTTCATTCGGGTCAAGGGTAATTCCACTAAATTGCTCAAGTACAACCTTCCGTCTATCATTATCGTCTCCCCGACGTATGTACAAATCAAATGTACCACGATTTTCATCTACATTGGCGATTTCCCATTTGATATTATACCGAGTTCCAGTTTCAATTGCATTTGTTTCGAAGTCGGAAACGTAATTA